TCAAGGATCCAAAGGTCGGCATGCATAAGTGGATCGTATCGTTCGACCTTAACTCTCTGTATCCGCATCTGATGCTTCAGTATAACATGTCTCCTGAGACGTACCTTCCAGACGAAAGAGTCTATGTCACTCAGGATATGGTTCTTAATGATCAGTTTGAAAATAATAATACCGAATACTCGGCATGCGCAAATGGAGTCTGCTTTACGAATAAAGTAAAAGGCGTAATTCCAGACATCATTGACGAGTACTATGCAAACCGTTCAAAGATCAAGAAAGAAATGCTATCTGTTGAACAAGCTGCCGAGAATGAGAAGGATCCAGAGAAAAAGAAGGATCTGAAGAAACAGATCACTCAGCTGCATAACTCTCAGATGGCTATTAAGATTAGTATGAACTCCTTGTATGGTGCAACCGCAAACGTTTACTTCCTTTACTACATCGGTGAGATGGCGGAAGCGATTACTACTTCAGGCCAACTGTCAATTCGATATGCTGAAAAATCTGTCAACCGATATCTCAATAAAGTGTTAAAGACGACCGATGTAGACTACATTGTCTATATCGATACCGACTCTATCTACGTGAACTTTGGTCCTCTTATCCAGGCAGTGTTCGGAACCACAGACATCGATCGAAAGACTGGTGAAGAATTCCTTGACAACGTATGTAAAGAAAAGATCGAGGCAGTCATCGCTCTCGGATACGAGAACCTTGCAAAAAAGATGGGTGCTCGCCGTAATGCGATGGTTATGAAACGAGAAAAGATTACAGATAAGTCAGTGTTCGTCGCCAAAAAGCGATACATTATGAACGTTCTTAACTCTGAAGGTGTTCACTATGCAAAGCCAAAGATCAGTGTTACCGGTATCGAGTCTGTTCGTTCGTCGACTCCTGAAGTTTGCCGTGAGAAGATGAAAAAGTCGTTCGAGGTGATTATGAATGGCTCAGAGTCCGACGTGCAAACATTCATCGAAGACTTCCGTGAAGAGTTCTTTAATCTTCCAGCCGAAGACATCGCAAAGATCTCCGGCACCGACGATATTGAAAAGTACATGGTAGGCAACAACTACAAAAGAGGTTGCCCAATGCACGTTCGTGGTTCGATCCTATACAACAAAGCTTTGAAGGAAAACAAGCTAGAGAATAGGTATCAGCTTATCCGTGGCGGCGACAAGATTAAGATCGTGTATCTCAGTATACCAAACCCGATTAAAGAAAATGTAATCTCGTTTCCTAACGTTCTTCCAAAGGAACTCAACGTGGACAAGTACATTGACTATAACACTCAGTTTGAAAAAGTTTTCTTGGGACCTATCGATAGCATTCTTGAAGCGATCGGCTGGAGATCCAAGAAGGTTGCGAGTCTCGAATCGTTTTTTATATGATTGACATTTTGAAATATTATGATATAAAGAATTATCAACTAACAAGGGGAGATTAGAATGGATCCAAAGACCAGACTAGAAAGACTAGCGTCTCTAAAAGAAAAGCATACCGCAGTACACAACTTGGTTGAAGCGTTGGAAGGAGAGAAAGCTCCTGAAGAAATGATCAACACTCAAAAGCGAATTAAGCTATCAATTAAAGACGAGATCACTTCTATCGAAGCCTGCCTAAAATCTGAAGGAGTTAAATATGTCAGCTGACCTTATCCATGACATGTATATGATGCACAACAAGTTCGGCGTGCACGAGTGGTTTGAAAAGAACAAACACGACAAAGATTTGATGGACAAGTATCTTGAGTTCCGTCTTTCTATGTGTAAGGAAGAACTTGACGAAACGGTCGCCGCGTATGCTGCAAAAGATTCAGAAGAAGTAGTCGATGGTCTCATTGATCTCGTTGTCTTCGCACTCGGCACTCTCGACGTGTTTGGAGTTGATGCAAAGGCTGCTTGGGATAAAGTATACGAAGCAAACATGGCTAAGTCTCCTGGTGTCAAACCTGGTCGTCCGAATCCTTTTGGATTGCCGGATCTGCTCAAGCCTGAGGGTTGGCAAGCTCCGTCTCACGAAGGAAATCACGGCCACCTTCCAAATGTTCTCATTTAATGGTTGACATCTCCTCCCGAATCAGATATTCTATATCTACAACGAGAGGAGAACAACTATGACTAAAACTGACATCGCAAAGCTCGTCGCAAATTTCGCCGCTAACGGCGGTGAGGTAAAAGTTCTTTCGCCATCTCGCAAGCGGTTTAAGACCTGGCGTGGTAAGTCGGGTGCTTGGGCAAAGGGTGCGAAAAAAGTTGGTCTTCAGGACCGCAACTTCGCTTCTTAACTATTGACATTCGTTTAGAATCAATATATTCTATATCCATAGGAAACGAAAGGAAACGTGATGTTCAACTCAATGCAAGAAATCCATGCTGCTATCCGCACCATGACCAACGAAGAACTCGATCAGATGGCTCTCTTGGCTACCAAGATGCTCGAACAAGGCAGCATCACTCAAGATCAAGCTATTGAGATCGTAGGCATTATCATTGCTCACAGCTTTGAGCGTAAACTTAAAGCTGAAGTTGTTGCCGCTTAATAGCCATTGACATTCGTTTAGAATCAGTATAGATTGATAATAGGAAAAGGAAAGGAACCATCCTATGACTCGCACTTCTGCTTATCGCTTCACTGTTCGTATGGTCAACGGTCAAGTCGCTCCTGAGGACCAGGCTGCTGTTGACGGTCTGCGTACCGTCGTCAAGCTCGGTAACACTGCTTTCGGTACCACTCAGTACGTCAAGCTACAGGGCCGCGGCCATCGTCGTGGGGTTCGTCGCTACAATGACTCGCTCCCTCTTCCTTATGCCACGTCTGCTGACGTCTATGTATATACTCGATACCGATAATGACTTTAGAAACAAACCTCACTATGATAAAGCTGCTCCTGAACGACATTCGTTCAGGAGCAAAATACAATTCTAACGATACTCGATCCATGAGATATATTTTCTGCAATGTTTACAACGCAGCTACTCACGAAAGACTCGGGATCGATAAGGGCATTGATAGTCCTGACTTCGCTTATATGTCCGAAAGATTTAAAGAGAAGTGGGAGTCTCTTGGTAAACCGGCTGGTGGCGATGCCTTAAAGAAGTTTGGTATTCATGAACACGTTGTTCCTCTAAACATACTCATTCAAAAGATGGTAGAGGAGTGCACTGATGAGAAATCGATCTATGATTTCTTAAGTAAGCATAATCGCATTGTCTTCGTAACTAAAGAAGAAGATAAGATGCTAAACGAAGCTGGCTATCAGAGAATGATGCCGGAAGACGGCGATCGTTATAGTGCAGTTGGTATCAAAGTACATCCAGAACCAATCGTATATAAAAACTTCGCAAAACATAGGAAAAGATAAATGCAATCCGGTGATGAACGTTACTATTCTCTTCTTAGAATCGCAAGAGCAATGGTCTTGGGTATTCAAGACGAAGATGATCTTCGTACTGCTATCAACTGTCTCATGAATGGAATTTTTAAACTTCCGTCGATTAAGACTGGCTTTGCTTCACAAGAAGCTCTAAAACTTCCTAGCAACAAAAGAACTCCTGAACATTTTTATGGAAGGACTGAGAGTGCAGAGCGTCTTATCAAAGAACTTAAAGAGAATCCTGGTCGCAGTGATAAAGCAATCGTAGCATTCCTAAAGAGTCGTTCTAGAATTCACTATGTAACAAAATCAGAAAATATGGCTCTTCGTACTTATAGTAAGAAGAACCCTAAGACTCATTGGCGAAAATCATATCGTGAATGCTGTTCCAAACTTGTGAGATACGAAATAAAAATTAAACAAAAATACCTTTACATTGTTGACGATGTTGTATATAATAGTCTTAAAGAGGTTGCAACAATGTTTGGTATCAGTGTCGCTGGTGCTAGAAACCGTTTCTTCAAATCAAAAAAATATACAACTTGGATCGCAAAGGAAGTATAATGCTACTCATCGTTGAAGGTATGGATCGCTGCGGTAAGTCAACGCTCGTTGAACACCTGCGTAAGCGATACTTTACATCGCCAAACATTCTCGTACATCACTCGTCTTCTCCTCCTAAGGTAGAAAATCCAAATGCCTGGGAAATTAAACACTATGAGTCGTTGTTTCAATCGAGTCAGATGCTCGTTGACGACTACTTCTATGACGTGATCTTCGACCGCTTTCACCTTGGTGCGGCTGTCTATGGTCTC